CCTCCAAAGTCCACCCCCAGCAGCGCCGGAAAAGCATCCGCCCCCACACCCGCATGCCCATATAGCAGCGTCACTGCCCCCTCAAATGATCCCGTGATCAGTATCTTCTTCATTAGTATTTAAAGTCCGTCCAGTGAATAATCTTACCCTTAAAATGGTCTTTCGGATTTGCTTTTATTGCTTCGTAAAACCATTGCTGAAACTCGGCATACGTTGCAAATCCGTCATTTTTTGCCAGCAGCTCCTTCTCCGGGTGATATAGCTCCCTGTCATCGATGGAGATATGCAGCATCCAGTCGTACGTCATGAATATTTCCTGCGTTCTGGTACATTTCCCAATTTTGAAGCACTCATACAGCTTTGTCCGAACCCCGCAGGCAAAATGAATAATGTAGCCTGGCCACCACCTGTTATGCTGATCCTCACGGATTGTGTGAATCTTCGTTCCATCCAGTATGGGCTGCTTGAACTGTTTTTTAAAGCTGAGTATCATAGAATATTTTATGTAAACAATAACCGTTTTTCCTCCTTCTTAATAACAGCCGTGAACGGAATGTCCCCAGCTGCCACCTGCTGTATCATATCCATCAGGTTCACCGAACCTGTGAATATTACCCGCTTCACCCCGTCCACCGATATCTGCAAAGTCATATACTTGGTGCCCGGCTTTTTCTTAGAATCTTCGATTTTAAAAGCATGTACCTCGATCTCACTGTTCAAAACATCCTCTACATCTATCTTTTTGCCTGAAAAATTCTGTTCGCTTGATTTAATGTTTAGGTCTTTAAAGCTCTTCATGGAGTAATTTTTTCAAAAGGTGACGGCTGTTGCAATGCTTCGCCCAGCCCATATATGAAGCAATGGATGCGGCATTCGGATTTCGCTTCAGCATCCTTGCAAATTTTTTCTTTATTGATTTACGCAGCAGCGTATGAGTATGGAAGTAATTGTACCCGATCACATCAATGCCCCCTGCCGCTACGGGGCATACCCGCCAGTTGCTCTTTAACTCCAGGCGCAGCTCTTCTTTCAGATACCGCTGTATGTCCACCCGCAGCGCATGCAGGTAGGCGGCATCACCCAATATCACCATATCATCCGCATACCGGAAGTAGTACTCTACCCCCCTCACCTCCTTCAGCCAGTGGTCAAAATAGGTTAGGTAAAAGTTGGCCAGGTACTGACTCAGATAGTTGCCTATCGGTAGGCCCGGAGCGCTGTCTATGATCTCATCCAGCAGCCACAGCAGATCGCTATCCTTAAATTTCTTTCGAAGCAGCTGCTTCAGTACCTCATGGTCAATGCTCGGGTAAAACTTCCTTATGTCCAGCTTCAGATAGTACTCCGTGCCCTTCTGGTCGCGAAGCGCCCGTTTCAGCGCCTCGCCCATCTTATGCACGCCTCGGCCCTTGATGCACGAGTAACTATCCGCTGTGAATGAAGCTACAAATACCGGCTCCAGAACATTCATAACCGCATGGTGTACGATCCGGTCGGGGAAGTACGGCAGCTGGTATATTTCCCGCTCCTTTGTTTCAAATATTTTAAATACATGATAGGGCGAAGTTTTATAGGTCTTGTTCACCAGCATTTCGTGGAGGAGCTCAATATTCGCCTCCCGGTCCCGGTTGTGGGCAATTACCCCCCGTTGCGCACTCTTCCCCTTGCTCGCCCGCTGATCAGCGAGCCGCAGGTTATCAATGCTGCATATTTGGGAGTATATATTGCCTATCCTTTTCATTTCTATGCCTTTGTTTTCAGGTCTGCTTCTCTCACCCGCCATAGCTTCAGCGACGGCGGGCCTCGGTACCACAGCCCTTCTTTTACTGGTTATCTTTTGCCAAGAGGCAAGGTCTGCACTGCACTAATTGAGCTTTGTTTCAAAGATGGACGCTGAGGTTCGAATTGTCGTTGTCGTAGTCGTAGTCGTTGTACGCCAGCCGGAAGCCGCCAGGCCTCAGCATTGCAATGCACCACCCGCATTTATTTAACTATGGAGGTCCTTGTACAAGTCCGCGCACTCCTGACCCATGAATATGGCCAGGTCGCGGCTCTGGCACGCGAGGCGGACGCCGAGGTGCGAAGTGACGGAGCCGTAGTCGCAGCCGTAGTACGCCAGCCGGAAGCCGCCAGGGGCGTTACTGTCTTTCGTTACCCAGAAGTAGGGATACCACTTTGTTTGGCCGATGTCAGCCAGATCAGCTACCCATCCGTCATTATTCACCTGTAGGATGGTGTCAAGCTTGTGCAGAGCGATTAAATGCTTCTGCAGGCGTTCAGGCCATTTCGATACGTCCGGCAGTTCAGAGGACATATTAAGGCGGGCGCAGGCCTCTTCAAAACTGGACAAAAATTGATTTTTCATTGCTTTCAATTATGGTTTAAACTGTGATGAAATACTAAGCTTTGAGACGGGCCAATTCCGAATTCTGTATGAACCCTTCGAAGTCAGACAGGAACGTTTTACCTACAAATTCAGCGATTGCTCTGTCCTTAAAATAGTGGCGGACGCCGAGGCCCGAAATGACGCGCCAGCCGGAAGCCGCCAGGGGCGCTACTGTCTTCGATGATCTTGAACCACGGATAATACTTCGCCTGGCTGGTGTCGGCTATTCTCGCGATCCACCCTTCATTAAAAACCTCCGCGATCAGGTCCAGGCGGTTCTCGAAAGCCTTCGCTCTTCGCGCCCAGTCAGTTCCTGATGGCACCGCATAGTCCGCCTCGTTTACACCAGCTTCCAGGCATACGGCATAGAAATTATTGAGCCGCTCCGTCAGTTTGCCGGTGAAGACGTCCTTCCCGAAAAGATCAGCAAGCAGCGCCCTCCCATCTTTGGAGGCATTTTTGTAGGCCTTCACGGCCTTGTCTTTGAAAACTGTAAGTTCCATTTTGCGAGTTGTTGATGATTAAAAAAATTAATGCTCTGTAATCAATATTGCGCCCACCGCTGGAGTCGAACCAGCAACCTATACCACAAGGGCGGTCTCTTTGCCCCGGCATTCACATGCTGCAGGTAACTCAGTAATAACTCATGCTTTTGCTCTTTCCTGGTCATACTGTCCGATTTTGATTTTTTCGCTGTCCGCTCCCTTTCTCGCTCTCAAATGAACCGGGCGTAGACACGCCCAGTGTTACCCTTTGTTTTCATTAACCAGGCGTCGACACGCCTTAGCCCGTATGAAACTGTCTTACTCAGCCGCTATCGGCTCTTCCTTTTTCAGTTTTATGAAGAAGTTCTCATCCTGGTCCACCCAAACGCCCACCGCATTCAGATGCGGCGCCACAGCCTCATCATTCCGCCCGTCAAGCAGTGCGTCCTTATTCACCTCCTCCTTGGTGCGCACATATTCCGGCATCACCGCCTTCAGCTTATCCAGCACCTTATCCCAGGTAAACTTCGGCAGCAGCTTCAGCTTCGGCGTTCCCAGCCGGAAGCCCACCTCCCCATAGATCATCTCCAGGCTCCTCCGCTCAGAAAACAGTTGCTTCTTGTTTTCCATGCAATACGCTTGCACGATCTGTTGCTGCTTTTCCTTCTGCTCGGCCGCCTCAGCGATCCGGCCGTCATACTTCTCCTTCACCCTATTGATCTCTATGTTCATCGCAGCCGTCAGCTTGTCTATGGTAGCGTCGCATTGCGCATACTCATGCAGCGACTCCTGGAATTCTTCCGGCGTGATACCGGCGATTACCTTTTTACTCTCTCTTTTTGCCATTTTCAGTTGTATTTAAACAGTTATAAAATCATATTTTGACATGGCCCTGTACTTCTACTTTTTTGCTCGTTACCGACTCCACCACGGCCTTCGTTTTCTGAATTGCCGCAACCAGCTTTTTCTGTGCCGCCTCTTCCAGTACCGTATGCCTGGCATCCTGCAGCTCTTGCTCAGCCGCATTCATTTCTTCCAGAGCCTCTTCCAGCTCCGCCTGCTTTTGCTCACTGATGATTGTTCGCATGGTTTTTCTGTTTTAGTTAAGCTCTTACTGCCAGGTGGCGCTTGTCGGCAAAATGCTGGTATATCTTATTGGAGATATCCTTTATGATCAGGCAGCTCCAATTTGTCGGATCATACGCAAACTCGTCCCAGGTCTGCACGAAAGCAATGGCCTCCATATCCGTCAGGTTTATCGTATACTTCGCCTGGTCCCGCCTCACCAGCATCACCTTCAGCCGGTGATGGAGGTCCTTTATGTGAGCAAACAGCAGTTGCCGATGCTCCGTGTCCGCCTCATAATTGTGTACGAGATTCAGGTACAACCGGCACAATTCCTCCGTCCGGTCGTGGTCCAGTTTTATCATTACAGCTCTGTCCATTGTGTTATAGCTTGTAAGCACTGTTCGTACTTTGGTAAAAAAATCTCGTCCTCATGCATGATCAATTCCTTTGCATAGTTTATGCTGTGAATTGTAGTAGTGTGATCTTGCGCCCGACCCATGATTCTGTTAATGGCCATCAGGCTCAGGTCGGGATAGTATTCCTTCATGAAGTAGCAACACAAATGCCGCAGATGGCAATACTGCTGCTTCCGGCTCCCGTTCTTAAGGTCCTCTAATGTGAATCCAAGGGCATGACAGATCACCTGCGCCATCCCGAGTGCGTCGGCATCAGGGGGTATCCTTCCCACCACCATCAGCCGCAGCCCGATCCCTGTTGCCTCCAAAAGGTCAGCCTCAGCCCTGGCCACTATTGTATTCACGGTATTTACGTATTGCAGCTTGTCTTTCATGCTCTGATTTTTTTGTCATTGCCGAATTGAGCCGACGCCTCCGAAATTTGGTCTATCTCCTTCAGCAGATCCAGGTATTCCCGGATCGTCGCGCTATCATTCTCCGCGATCATTTGGTCCACCAGCGCAACCTGCTCAGCCCTATCCATTGAGAATTTTTTTAAGCTTTCTACCGTAATACTTCTTCGCCCCCTCTTCCCAAATCAGGAAGGGCTTGTTCCCACCATACCTGCTGATCACATAGGCCACATACCCCTCCACCCGCACCTTTATCCCTGCATCGTATCTTATTTTGTCCGCCGTCTTGCCGTCCGGGCTTTTGCCCGATGCATGACTGATGAAGATGAAACCCTTCCCCGGAAACATTTCCTTCAGGTGCTTATACTGGGCGTAGTTTATGTTCCAGTACTGCACGCTGTCTATGATTATCCATTTGGGCGACTTCTTGCGCTTCAGCCGTTCTATCAGCGCGTCAAACGTCATGTGGTGATCGGCAAATTCTATCTTCCCGCTATGCTTATCCAGGTCCAGATGCATCACTATTTTCCGCTGCATTGAGGCCTCAAACCCCTCCTCCAATCCCACATACATCACCTTTCCAAATTGCAGCAGCGCCACCAGGAATTGCAGCAGGAAATTACTCTTGCCACTGCCGCTCGGTCCCCACACGATCATGATGAACCCCTCCACCAAATCCCCGAAACACCGCTTTATCACTTCATCAAGTCCCTCCAGTAGTTTATGCTTCTTGTCTATGATCTGCCTCAGACCGAGAACCTTTGCCATCAGTTTCAATACGTTTTACATTGTCGAATTGTCAAATTGCCGAATTGTCATATTATCTCAGGCTCGGCACCAAATCCTTGCTATAACTGTCCTCCAGCACCTTCCCGTTAGGCGAAACAGCATGCGCCAGGTCGTTAGGATTATGCACGATCATGAACATGCTGCGCCGCGCATGTATACCCTTATCCCCATGCATTTTGCATAGCTGCAGATATTCCTTCTCCCGTATATACCAGTGCAGCTTCCACCATCCCCAGTATGCCGCGCTCCGCTGCAACAGGTCTATGCTCACCGGATCACCCTGCAGGTATGCGTTCAGGTAGGCCAGCCCGCATTCGTATTTAAACATGCAGTACTTCATCAGGTTCCATTCCAGCAGCTCCATCACCTGGTACATACTGGCGTCCATATATGCCTGCATCCGTTTTGCTTGTGTCAGTTTCTTAGCCATTGTTCTCTTTTTTTGTTGGTTCAGTGACATGTGAGCCACAATGAGGGCATTTAAAGTGCCTGGAGTTCCGCTTGACGAACGTTGTTTTGCACGTAAGGCATAGCAACATTATCGATACTCGCACACGCATTTTTGCCATTGGAATTTGGATTTTGGACTTATCTTGGCATATCATATTTGATCCTGAATTGCTGCTCTGTCAGCACTACGCCCTTGGCCGCACATTCATTCAGTGCCGGCTCCAGGTAGTCGGCAAGCTCACCGTAGTTATTGCATATCTGGCACAGCAGCCTACGCAGTCCTGGTTCCACCTCGTATTTTTCAAAAAACAGGGTATACCGGCCGTCCATTTCCGCAAGTTTCCGGATACCGCTCTTAAACCGGCGATAGAACTGCGGAGCGCCATCGGTATTTTTCATTTTCAGCTTATCCATCTTGGTGATCAGCTGGTCTGTTCCCACCAGCACTATGCTGGCGTATTTCATGATGCCGTCAAACATGCCCTTTATCAGCCGCATTAGAGCCTTGTCCATGTTCTCGGCCTCATCAAAGATGATGATCGGCGACCCGCCCTTGCGCTTGATGTCCCGCAGCTTGGTTATTATCGCTACCAGCTTCACCGCCCAGCTTCCGGTTACCGGAAGATCCAGCGCCTTGAGCAGGAAGTTGATCACATCGGTCACCCGTACCAGGCTGTTCACCGTTATCACGTAGGTATGTAGCGGAAAATTCTGCTCAAACTTCTTTATCGAATACGTCTTGCCGCACCCCGGGGCGCCGATCAGTGTTTTGGTTTCCCCGGTTTCCTTGGCCATGGTCAGCTCGGTTATGATACGTTTGAATTGACTCGTATGCACCAGCTCCCACATGGTCTCATCGTCCATCTGGTACCCGATGAAGGTGGCCAGCTTATGCCAGTGCTGCCGGCCTATTTCCACCTGCTTCTCGCCCGATTTTACGGTCATGATGCCGTTGATCATATTGCTGAGGTAGCTTGGATTTACCCCGCTCTTGCCGCTCAGTTCAGCCTGGCTGATCTTTTTATCGGCCATGTAAGACTTAGCCGCTTTTGCAATTAAGTTGTACTCCATACCTTTGCGTTTTTAATGGTTTTTTTGAATCGTTATTAATGGCCCATGCCCCCGCATGGGCTTTTTGTTATGCAATCCTCTTGTATCCTGCCGGTACATTGCCCGGCTTCGGCTCCTCATAAAATAGCCTGATGTTTTTCCGGCCTTCGCCCGTGTACCCCTTTATCGTGGGCATCCCTATGGTAGGAAGCCATTTATTGATATTGGTCCAGCCCACGCCGCCGTGCCACATCTGGAATACGATGGTGTCCCGCAGCTCCTGCGTCGCCTCGATCCTGTTTTTTTTCAGCCAGGGTAGGATAATAACCCTCTTAAACCACGTTTTAATTGCGTTTTTCATTATTTGAATTGATTAAAGTCCACTACTGAATCCAGGTATGCTTCCTGCTGTTGCTCCCAGTTCTTGGCCGACGCCTGTTCCGCCTTTATAGCCAGCTGCTGCTCCTGCTTCTTGGCCTTTTTTAGGCCCTTCTCGGCCGTCCGCTGTGTGGTCGTAAGTCCTTTTGCTTCCTGCAGGTATTCCTTTTGCTGCCCGTTACGGGTAAACATCAGCCGCAGCGCCAGCTCATTGTCGGCCGTCAATTCCAGCGGATTGCTTTCCAGTATTTCGCGCACCGTCTCGCTATCGTTCTTATGCATTTCCATGATCTCATCTACACGGGCGTCGTTAAAGTTCTCGATCTGCTTACGGTATGCCCTGTCCTCATCGGTCGTGCTATACACATCCATCGGCAGCACGCGCTTCTGCTCCAGCACAAACCGCATTTTCTCATCTGGGCTCACCGCCAGCACCTTGGTCATGTCCGCCTCGTCGCCATATAGCTGCCAGGCAAGGCTCCTGTTTGCCCTGAATAATGGGTCGAAACAGTCATAGAGGTATTTATGCCCGTTTACCTGCTTTTCCACGCCCTGGCCGGTGATCTGGTTAGTGCGCCCCAGTGGTTTACCCATTACTTGCAGCCGGTCCATATCCGTCAGCTCCTCCGGCGTATAGTCCGCGCCTTCGTTTATGCTGTTCAGGGCCGACAAGTACTGCTCGCCCTTCAGATCGCGCTCCCTGGCCATGATCCCCTCTATTTGCCAGATCACTCCGGCCCTGTCCGGGAAGGTGCCTTTTATCTTGTCCACCATTTCGCTGTTCACCTGGTTGTCGCGGTTAGCGGTTACGTTGTGGCCGCCCCAGTTCATATGGAGCTGGCAATAGTGATTATTCAGATACCTGAAATATGGCTCGATGATCTTGGCCTTCGCATTACCCACCGCGGCAGGAGTGTGCAGGTGTGTCATTGCCTGGAAGAAAGGCGTCAGGGCCTTCAGCGAGAAGTTATCGCTCTGCACCTGGTATGGTCGCAGCCATTTACCAGTCAATTCTTTAATATGAAGCAGGGCATTCCGGTTAGCTTCGCGGATCAGCTCCGCATTCTCGGTCTCGCCTATGGCATATCCCACCGGGTACTTGCCGCAGGCATCCAGCACCACCACCACCACAAGGCGCTTATAGTC